TTCCTGCTTCTCGGCGGGCCCGGCGCTGCCTTCGGGGGCCGGTCGAGGCGGATCAGTGTCCCGAGCCGCACCTCGTGCTCGGCCTGCTTCTCGGTCAGCGTCAGCACGGTTCCGACGCCGGTATTGGTGTGGCCGGCGACGAAGCGGCCGGCACGTTCGGTGATCGCGTAACGAGGCATAAGGGATCCTTGAATTTCCCAAATTGGGAACTAATTATTGACGTAGCACTATGCGACGGGCATGATGAGGAGGCATGCAGATCATCGCCAGGCGGGCCCTTCGGCATTTCTGGTCCATTCACAATCAGGCCGAGGCTCCGCTGAAAGCCTGGCATGCGCTCGTCGACAAGGCGGAGTGGTCGAGCCCCCAGGACGTCAAGGACGAGTTTGGCGCCACGGTCGATTTCGTCGGCGACAACAGGGTGATCTTCGATATTGGCGGCAACAAATACCGCCTGATCGTTCACGTCGCCTATCGCTACAAGCGCGTGCTCATCAAGTTCGTGGGCACGCACGAGGAATACAACCGCATCAACCCGGAGACCGTCTGATGAGGAACATTCGCGCGATCCGCAACGAGGCGGACTATGACTGGGCACTGGCCGAGATCGAGCAGTATTTCGTGACGGAGCCGACGCCGGGGACCCCCGAGGCGGAACGCTTCGACGTGCTTGCCGCCCTGATCGAAGCCTATGAAGCGAAGCATTGGCCGATCGAACCGGCCGATCCGATCGATGCGATCCGCTACCGGATGGAAGTCGGCGGTCTGAAGCAGGCCGACCTTGCGAAACTGCTCGGCTCTGCCTCGCGCGCCTCCGAGATCCTCAACCGCAAGCGGGCGCTGACGACCGAGATGGTGTTCAGGATCAGCCAGCACTGGCGCATCCCGGCCGAAAGCCTCATTCGTCCCTATCCTCTCGACGCTTCCTGACCGTCAATGCTCGGGCAGGTCCGTCTTGCCTTCGCCCGGCGTCACCCCGCCGTGAATGTGGGTCGAGCCGATGTTGCGGCCGTCGTGGCGGACCGCGCCGCCGGTGATCTCGACGCCGCCGCCACTGACCATGAAGGTCACGGCGCCGACCGTGATCCTGACCTTCGCGCTGGTGATCTCGAAGGCGAGGCTCCCGATCCCGGCGCGGACGAGATCGTCGGCGAGCGTCAGCGTGACGTTGCCGTAGGTGATGACGTTCCGGTCTCCGGCACTCGACGGCGACGGGTTCTTCTCGGAGAAGCCGAGCGGCACGGCCACCGCCTGCTGCCAGTCGCCACCGGGGGCAACCAGCGTCAATTGCTGGCCGACCGAGGGCGGGACATGCGCCTTCAGGGCACCGGCGATCTGCGAATAAGGCACCCATGGCGACAGGAAACGCCCGCCTTCGGTGCTTTCGCCGAGATCGAGCCGGGCCCGGCCGCTCGCCGGATCCACCTCGGCCACCGTGCCGTGGCGGATCGTGCCGGCGAAGCGCCGCTCCAGTTCGGCGATGCGGGCCGCCAGTTCGACGATCTCACGCATGGTCGGCGACCGGGATGGCCGCGCCGGAATCGGGCTCCAGCACGATGTCCGCCAGTTCGACCGGATTGCCGGTTTCATCGAGGGTCTGCCCGATACCGAGGCCTTCGGCCGTCTCCAGCGTGATGCCGAGGACGTTCGCCGCCCGCTGCCAGTCGGAGAGAGGTTCGCCCTCGATCTCGGCCCGCAGCATGCTGGCGACCGGGGCAAGCGCCTCGTCCGCCGACATCACGGTCATGAGGTCGTCCCAGGCGGTGCCGCTCTCGATCTTCGCACCGGCGGCGGGCGGCTCGACGAGATCGCAGGTGATGACGATCTGACGGGCGGCAAAGCGCACGCCGTTCTCGGCCGACGCCCCGCGCCGCGACAGGCGCCTGGCCGTCCGGGGCACCAGCTTCATCCACACCCGCGACCAGTCGCTGCGTTCCCGCGTCAGGGCGGCAAGCACCTGATGCTCGATCAGGTCGAGCACCAGCTCCATGCCCTCGTCGGTGTGCGGAATGGCAATGGTCGTCGAATTGCCGTCACCGTCCGTCGCCGGAATCTCCACCCGCGCGGCGATGGCCGCCTCGATCACCAGCTCGCAGCCGGCATCGCCACGGATGAGATCGCGACCGGTGAGGTCGGCCTCGTGATCGTCGGTCATGACGACGAGGATCGGCTGCCGGTTCTCGGCGACGGTCTGGTCGATCGGATCGATGGCGCTGTCGAAGACGCGGTCGCCGGCAAGCGTCGCGCCTTTGAGGGCGCGCGCCGCCGCAATCCGCATGGCAAGGCGGGCAAGGCTCATTGCGGCTGATCCTCGCGCGCGAGAATGAGGTTGAGATCGCCAAGGTCGGAGGGCTCGACCCTGCTGATCGTGTAGACCGGGCATCCGTCGCGGCCGATCAACGTGATGGTGTCGCCTTTCATGGGGCGTGCGACGAGGCTCGCGACCATGTCGGCGCCGATCCAGAACTCGGCCGAGAGCGTCGCAAGCCGGGTCGCGCCGGCGAAGTCGCCCGATCGTGCCGGGCCCTTGAGCGGGCTCTCGGCCGGGCCAGCCGAGAAGATGCCGGTCACCGCCTGTTCCTGGCGCTCCTGATCGGCACCCGGCTCGCCATATTGGGAAAACACGCGCGGGCGAAGAACCGCGCCCTCACCGAAGGCACGCACCGTTGCGGCCGTCAGCGCAGCGTCGGATTTCGCGAAGGGCGAGGCCATGGTCACGCCCGCGAGGGTCAGGTGCGCTTGCCGGGGATCAGCACGCGCGGGCGGGTGCAGTACTGCAGCGCGTTCATCTGGAACTCCAGGTTGACGCCCTTGCCGTTCTGCATCTCCCACTGCTTGCCATAGAGCCGCTGGCCGGGCGTGTTGACGGTCTCGATATAGTCGGCCGGGCCATAGACGGTGCGGAACAGGCCGGGCACGCCGAGCGGAAAGAGATGGCTCTTGTTGGTATCGATGCCGACATTGTCGCCGCCGCGGTAGTTGGCCCAGGTGATGCCGCCGAAGTCGAAGGTGCCGTAGATGCCCGAGGATCCGCTGTTGATATAGGCGGCGCGCAAATTGGCGGCCTCGGCATAGCCCTTGTAGGTCTCGCGCACCTCCCTGTGGGCGACGAGATCGTCGAAGAAGGCGTCGCCGCAGAACGCCAGGATCCCCGAATAGGGCAGCCCGTCGAGAATTCCGGCCATCTGACGCACGACGCCGGCGCATTTCTTGCGCAGGGCGCCCTCGGTGGGACTGGCATTGTCGAGATCGAAGTCGATCTCGGCCTGCTGGCTTTCGCCGAACTCGGAAAAGTAGTCGAACAGCACCGAACCGTCCGCGTCGAGCAGCTGACCGGTCTTCAGGATGTTGAGGCGGTGATATTCCTCGGTCAGCGCGAAGAACTGCGAGGCCTCGGCCGCCCGGTCGGCGATCTTGGCCTGCAGGCGCTCGACCGCGATCTCCTGGCCGAAGGCGCGAACCTGCTGCACCTCGTCGGCATAGATGGCGTCATCGACCTGGAAGTGCGGCACCTTCAGCATGCGCACGGCGCGCCTGGTCTTGTCGAAGGTCTGGCCCGGCCCGCCGCGCGGACTGGCCGCGACCAGCATGCGGTTTTGCTGCTTGTCCTTCTCGATGGCGATGTCGAGCGTGTCGATGCTGGTCACCTGGAACAGCCCCATCTGGCCGATCCGCGAGGGGGTGTACCTGATCTCGCGCAGCGCGTCGGTGAGGCGCATGACGGAGAAGGCGTCTTGGCTGAAGATGTTCAGAATGGACATGGAGATCTCCTGTCATTTTTTGCGCACACGCGGGCGGCCGGCGCACGGGCGCGCACCGTTCCAAGAGGCAGCGATTTCGGGATGGGCGTGTTGTGGGCGACCCGTCAGTCAGACGGATTGGCCGCGAACGGACGGGGGATCAGCGCACGATGATGCCGGCGGCGGCCAGATCGGCCTTGGCCGCGGCGCGTTCGGCGGGCTGGTCGCGATCGGCGTGGAAGGTGAGGATGTTGCCGTTGACCTCGGCGTCGCGAACGATCGCCGCGATCTTCTGGTCGGC